TTAAGTGGAGAATGGAAACCGAAGGTGAAACAGGATCTTGATTCTTTCCCTTAGAGGCACCAGATATTTGTCTATGAAATTCCTCTTGCAGAGTCTTAGACTCAAACAAGCAAGGATCCTCAATAGAACTGTTTCATGGCGCCCAGATCTAAAAGTCTGGAGCCACTGGCTGGTACCGGGAATCTCCTGGATCCGGCTGGTGGCAGGTAAGGTGTCCCGCTCGTTAATCATTCAACTCGCAACATTCGCGCGTCATTGCGTAACCATTGGTCGGAATTCGGGCCGAAAAGGCCTGGTTCTATACCTCAAGAGCTGTAACGTATTGCTGGTTCAAGCGTTACCTGGAAGTCTACTCTCCTTCGATTCACGAAGGATCGGGGGAGTGGCTGTAGCCTGTACAAGGGATGGAATCCCTCGTATCATTCCTGCCTTCGCAAGGCAGAGGATACGGCTTGGAGACAAGCTGACAATCCAGCTCTGGCTAAGTTTCTTCGGAATTTACCGTGTGATGCCATGTAAGGGAAAGGTCAGTTTCGAAACGATTCTGGCCTCAGCGCCTAAACTTGGGCCTCAGTTCGAAAAGGACTGGGTTACCTGGGTGAGGAAGCGCTTCCTTCCAATGGTTAGCCAACACACGGACCAGCCTCTGGTCGATATAGGGACATCCGTCCTGGCCAAGCCGGTGCCTGTTGTGATCTCTTCGGTGTCCGCTGACAGGTGTGAAGACCCGCGTATAGCGGGCTTCGTCAACGGACTTAAACTAGACCAAATGCCTGTACCCTTCCTCCTATCCGGTACACCAACCGCTTATGCACACAGGCTCTCCTCGGCGAGCTTGTGGACCAAAACCGCTCTGATGAGCACTGACTATGTTCAGCCAGGCGAGGCCCCGAAACCGTCGCAAGACGGCTTCTATGGGCTAGGTACCAACATCCTCCTAGACTACTTACGGCTTATACCGGGTGGTTATGGAACGACTAGGTCGTTTTGGACGCTTCTGGAGCACACGGCACGATATCTCCCAATGGCCCGTGCGGCAACCAGAGCCCCTATGCCTTCTAGACTCTCTTCGGAGAGAAAGGGAGGTGTGGAGGTTTTGGCCAACGCTCATGGGTGGGGAACGAACTTGTGTGGGCGACTAGCCCTGCTTCCGGAGCCTGCGGGTAAGGTACGGGTGGTGGCCTTAGCAGATATCTGGACGCAATGGGCTTTAAAGCCACTGCATGACTGGTTATTTGATATCTTGAGAGAGATACCACAAGATGGGACTTTCGACCAGCTTCGGCCGGTTAATCGTCTTCTCAAACTGGTACCTCCAACTCAGGCGATATACTCTTATGATCTGTCCGCTGCTACTGACTGTATACCCGTGCGGATTCAGGAACTGCTACTGGCGCAAATATTCGGG